GACCCATGCGACTGGATCGAGGCCGACAAATCTGCTGCTGCAATCCCTAGCACCGATTGATAGTCATCGATACTGTAATCTGTCTCAGTGCCATTGTAATGACGATACACGCCATCACGCTCGAGCTGGGTCTTGTCACTGTGGCAGCCATGACATAAGCATTGAAAGATGTTGCGATAAAACGCCAGCTCCCCAATCGCAGACCATGCAAAAAGATGGTCAACCTGTGATGCTGGTGAAACCACGCCTCGGATCAAACACGCCTGGCACATCGGCTGCATCGATAGCTTGGCCAGTCTTAACTTTTTCCACGAACTCTTGTCATACATTGAATTGAACTTTTTGCGTTCAACAGATTTTCTGGCCACATATGTGTCTCGACCGCCATGCTCAATACAAAATGTAGATAATCGTGATCGATTATTAAAACATCCTAATGATGCACATTTATTATTAGATGGCAATGTCGGCATAATTATTTGTTGGGATCTTGGATTATATGAATCGGATTATTATCAATCCATATATCAATATCAATCCCATTATCTTCACAATACTTTTGCTTGGCTGCACCATCAGTTAATATCACGCAATCTTTTCCGATTATCTTACCAATCGATTTATATAATTCATCGATTTCATCTGGATCGGTCGAATGTGAAACGCAATAGACTTTATCTTTGCGTAACCAAACCAATTGAATAAACACATTCCAAAATTTTGGATCAGCTGAATAGGTTTTGTGATAATCCAATGCAAATGTTAATTTGCCAGCTTTTTTTTCTTTGATAATGGCTTGTTCATCATCTTGATATCCAGCTGCATGAGCTGCTTGGCCGACTTGGACTGCCTTTTGCTTGGTATCAAATGGCCCTTTGCTGCCCCAATACCATCCATCGGGTTTTTTCATAATTGGCATAATAAAACCTTATTTGCTTAAACCATAAACCAACAATAATGCTATGACCACGCCAATGACAATGGCTGCTGATACATCAAGAATTGTCACTTTTTGCTCGTCTGTGAGTTTAAACATTTTTTCAGCTCCATAGTTAATTTCCATCACTCTATCACAATTTCATTAAATTCTGTGAATATTTGTGAAATTAAGACAAATAATCCTCAATGATCTCGATGGCCGTTTCGCTGGATCTGGCCACATAGACTAGATAATTTCGTTCATTGAGCATCAGTCTGATTCGCTTTTGATCATGGGATTCCAAGCCTTCTTGGGTTTTCATTTCAACAAATAGACCATTGAATCCATGCCTGGCCTCGGCCAAGAATAGATCTGGTACACCAGCTGTCAATCCTTCCAAAAACAAATTGATCCGATTTTTGGCCGATGTTGCTGCACCATTCGGTATCGAGAAAATAAGCGCATTGGGCCAAAAAGTCCGAATGTGTTGGATGACTTTGACTTGGATGGTGTGTTCTTTTATTCCCAAAATTTCTCCTGAGGTTCCCAAAATTTGTCTGACTTTGGTTTTTTCTGTATATAAATTGTGCATCTATTTTTAATTCCAAGCAAATAAGTCTGACCAGCCAAGCATTTGGACTGCCAATTCTGTGGCCCCAAATGCTGGCATTCATCACAAAAAATCCGATCATCATCGATAAATTCAAAACTGGGCCTTGGGTTTTCTTTTTCCATTGTTAATCCTTTTTTATTATTGGTTCCCATTGGTTCCCATTGGTTCCCAGTTTTCTGGAACCTATACCAATAGTGCTACTCAAGCACTATTGGTTCCCTGTTTTTTTCCTAAGGGGAACCAATCAATCGGGAACCAATTGAAATGAATCCTTTTCACTTAAATGGGTTTTCTATTGGTTCCCGAAAATTGGGAACCAATGATGTGCGTTTTGCACCGACTTTTAACTCAGCTGGCAAGTCCACTTCCAGTATGGATTCATCCTCAATCAAACCATCAATGATGGACATGACCTCCTCGGTTCGACCAGGCACCAATTGCCTAACGGATCGCTTGGATGGATATCGGCCAGCTGCAATTTCTTTTTGGATCACATCGATGATTTCAGCTTTTCTGGATTGTTTAATAGATTCGTACTTTTCTTCCTTGGCCAATTCCTTGGCCTCAATGCGCTTGGATTCCATCGACTTGGATGGAATGGCCCAGCGCACCGAAATCTCGATCGGGCCACGCAGCTGGTCGGTGACGAACTCGGCATAAATATTGGACTCAAACGCCACTTCATCAAAATCCGATTGATATCGATGTTTCCCAAGTTTGAGAAATCGTTCTTCGAGTCCATCCTCTTGGAATAGGTACGCCACGCAATTGGCATCACCTTCCCAGGCACCAGCTCCCCTGGCACTAAAATCCCGTACATCAGCTCGTTTTAAAGCCTTGGGTGTATGGGTAACCACCCAGACTGGATATCCACGCCCAATCAGCCCCTCTTTGATGGCTGAAATGTACTTGGCAATCTCAGCATTGTCGTTCTCAGAATCCACGTTAAATGATGCGCTGGCCGTATCAATCACAATGAGTGGCTTGATCTCCACCAGCTCGCCATCGATGTCTGGGAAATGGCTTACATTTTTAGCTGCCAAAATGGCCAATTTCGCTATATCTGAGGCACTGGATCGCTTGGTGGCCACGACTTTGAACCAATCTGATATCTCTGGCCATTCAATGGGCAAATCGGCCTCTGTGCGCTTTAAACGCTTTTGCAAAGCATACTGAATCCGCTGCACTTGACCAGTATCCTCGCTCAGGTAAATCACTTTGCGTCTAATCTTGATACTGACATTGGAGAAATGGCTGTAAAACCCAGCCACTTGCATTGCCAATGGCAAAATGGCACTTGTTTTGCCGACTCCTGGTGCCCCAGCAATCAAAGTCAAACCATCGGCCAAAAATCCATCGATCACCCAATTCGGACTGGTGAGCACTGTCATTGGCTCGATTATTCGGCTTTCCCAAATATCTTTAACCAAAATCTCGCCAGTGTCAGGATCAATAATATCTGGAATATCTGGATTATCTGAATGATTATTAAAATCTTCTTCAGGATTATTGAAAGAATTAATCTGGCCTTGAAACCCATATTTTTTAGATAATCGGATTAATTGCCTAATTCCGATTCCATCTTCCTTTTTAAATGACTCCCATTTCTGAGACATAATAAATGGATCATATTTGGGTGATTTTCTCGACCACTGATCCCATAATTCAAACCCCAATTCTGATAATTCTTTTTTGAGTATCATGCCCACCGATATCCATTCCTGATAATCCTCGGCCTCGATGCAAGATAATAATAATTTCACATCATCGGCTTTGGAATTGGATGGCAGATAATCCATGACATTGATCTCTTTCAATACACCAGTGAAATCCCAATCGGTGAGCAATATGTTTTTTTTCTGGCCAGAAAATCCACTAAAAAACTCGATTTGCCTGTTCTCTGGCAATGTGATGCATTTCGGTATTTTGTCCTTGGCCATCAAAACCCAGTAATGGGCACCATGGCCAGAGAGTGATGTCTCATATGCTGCACCGACTTTGTTGAGGTAAGTCATCAGCTGCATTTGCTGTGGATGTGGCTGGTAATCGGCTGCATTTTTCCAATCCAGATCGATGCACACCAGGTATAAATCGGGTTCCAGCATTAATGGGTGCAGCAGTGACAATCCAACATAGGGGTGCTGGATGGCTTTGGCTTGGTCATAGGTGCCTAGTCGGCCAGTGGTGGCAGCCTCGGCAATGCCCATAATGCCATCGATGCCGACTGGCCTCTTTTGGTCGGTGAATCCACAAAATATGGGTAAATCTTTTAATTCATACCAGAATGGATATTCTGTGTCGGTTTCGCTTACAATTGGCTTGGCCATTTTTTGTTCCTAGATAAGGTATTTGGGCAGCTCTCACCAGCTGCCCATTTTTTTTATTCTTTTATTCTCGTCAATGATGGCGCTGAATGGGTGGTGATAATAGCACCGACTGGAATTGGAATCTTGGCTTTGATCATGGCTGCTGGTGATTTCAGCTCCCAAGCATTTGGCTCACTTCTAAATTCTGTGGCCAGATCAATTTTTGGATCCCATTTCTGCATCTTTCGCCCAGCTTGGAGTGACCATCCATCGATGCTGGCTCCAGCCTCGAGCTTGGCCTTGGCCAACATCTGCACTGATTCAGCCCATGACTTGCACAATTCAGCCTGGTCAAGTAACTCAGCCATATTATTCTGATCGTTCCTAAAATCGATCTGAGCTGATTTGATGGCCTTTTCTTTCAAGGTCGGGCAAATGGATTTGGCTCGGCAATATCTGCATTGCTTGTTGCCAGCAAATCTTGGAGCTGTTGGCTCGTTGGCCATCTTGGCAATGATGACCAGCTCCTCCTCAAATTTCTCGATCTCCTCCAGCGACACATACACTGGTTGAGTTTTGTTGAATGGCTGGAATATGTGCAGATAAATATGAGTGACCCTGATATCAGCTTTAATGCACATCATCACTGCGCCAAGTGCATACATCAAGAGTTGATTATTATGTTCTGGGCTGACTTTGATTCGGCCAGTTTTTAAGTCCACCACATGGAGTGCATTGTCGATCACAAACGCTGCATCAGCTGTGCCACCCAAGTCTGGATGGAGCTTGGATAGCATTGGGGTTAGATTCCACTCCAGCTGGATCATCTTGGCACTGACACTGGCTCGTTTGAGGTAGTCCACATAATCGGTGGCCACTTGCAGCATTTCTGGGTCATCGCACTGAAATGGCTTGTTGTCCCACAATGCCTGAGCCATGGCATGGATGTCGGTTCCTCGCTGGGCTGCTTCATTGGTGGGATTAGGCAAACCTTGCTCGAGCAAATAACTGCCTGGGCAGAGAATGATTCGATCAAGTCTTGATGCTGATATAGGTGCGTGTGTACTCATTTTGCTCTCGCTTTCATCATTTCATCGGCCAAGGCATAAGCCAATCCGCAAATTTCCTCGATGCCGACAATCTCATCATGCTCTGCATACGCATGGGCAATCAATGATGGCAGCGCATGGCTGGCAAAAAAGTCTCTGAGCTGCATACCTTCCTGATCTGTTCGGTTTGGGTTTGGAAATGCTTTCATTTTGGATTTTCCTCTTTGTGCTTGGTTAAAAAGTATTGAATGGTGGCTGCTGTGACTTTGAATCGTGCAGCAATGTCTTTGATTGAAACACCTTCAGCTCTGAGCTTTAACACTCTTGGGCCATCGATGTTGGCTCTTTTCCGACCTGATCCTGGTCTTGCTCCACCGATCATGGTGTATTTTCCAATCCATCTTTGAGAATGGTTTGGTAATGGTCATCGAGCTTGGGATCGAGGTTTTTGTCATGGAATGGATATTCGCCATTCCAGCCCTCGCCTGATGCACAAAATCCCCATTCAAATCCCTCGCTGAAATAATGTGTCTTGGTGGCCTCAAGGACTGCCATCAAAACACTTTTATCCATGCCATTGAGAATAAATACTTCAAACATTAATTTTCTGGCTTCTTGGTATGTCATATATTTTTTTCTTTCAAAATGTCTTCTAAAATTCTTGCATTTTCTTGAAAATTTATAGTATCCATGTAAGTTCTTTCTATTTCCTGTTCAGTTAACCCCACCCATGTGCGTTGTGGTGGAATCATATAAAGAGAATCAAATACATATTTGTCTGCTGGTTTTGTAAATGTAAGTGACGGAACATTGTCATGACCCCAAACCATCCACGCCACAGGCTCATCTTTTGTTTTTAGTGCGGCTTTACATTCTTCGATTGCCAACTTAACCAAAGGGAATGGCATCGCTCTGTCAATGTTTTCCAACGCCTCCAATGCATGGCGTAATGCTTCATCTTTATTCATTTGATTGACCTCCATTGTGTTCTAGGTTCGTTTGCGTGTTTGATATAAAAGTGAATCAAAAAATTAATGATCTGTGTGTAAGTCATTCTGATGCCAGTATCCTCTTGGACTTTATCCACGATCAAATCGATTGAATCAGTGATTGGTAATGTAATTCGTCTTGTTTTTAGCATTTTGCTCTTTCGTTTTTAGGGTTGATTTGTTTAGGTGCTTTTCGAGTAAATCTTGAAATCTGTCGATCAATTCCCAGTTGACATCTTCATGCTTGGATTCGATCAAATGGTCAATGATTCGTGCTGCTTGTTTTAAAAGTATTTTGTCCATGGGGTTAAATGATTTGGTTAATGATGTTTTGCTTTTTGAGGATTTTGGCCAAAATCGTATGATCCAGTGAGTTGGAAATCGTGAGTAAATAAATGAGTGGAGCTGTGCCAGACTTTTTGATATTCTCCACTCGACTCGATGCTTGTTGAAGTGCTGAAGTCTGCCAGGTAGCCTCAACAAAAATAACTGTATCGGCTGCCGATAAATCGATACCCTCTTGGCACGCTTGAATATTTCCAATGAATAGTCTGGTCTTACCATCTTGAAAATCCTTCAAAATTTGGATTCGTGCAGCAGCTGGTGTGTCTCCAGTGATCACCACTGGATGATGGGCTTTCAGTAGTTCGGCCAGCTGATGCACCACCTCTTTGTGGTGGGCAAACACAATCACTGGCTCATCGGCCAGCTTGGCCTCGATGAATTCTGCCGATGGCTTGACTTTTCGCATGGCCGATTCCAGCATGACCGATGACAATCCCTCAAATGCCAGCATGGGGTTTGGATGTGCAATCAGCGCATCGATGTCAAATTGCTGTTCACGCTTATCGACTGGCAAATCAAACGTGATCAATGATGTGACTGGCTGCTGATAATTCGTGAATATTTCGGCCTTGGTGCGTCTTAAACAATGTGGCTGCACCATGGCTCTCAGCTCGGGCAGATTTGATGCCCCAGACGTATCCAAGCCCCATGGTGCATTCCATAATTTGGCATACCTGAGTCCAAAATCGTACCAACCACCTCGGTAAATGCCCAATCCATGCAAGAGTGGCCATAACTCGATGGGCCTGTTTGGGATGGGTGTGCCTGATAGTGCATAAACTCTGGGAATTCGTTTCATCAGCTTAAATGCTGCAATAGTCCTGATGGCCTTGGGTGACTTGATCCTGTGGCTTTCATCGAGCACCAATGTCTCATATTTGCCAATTTCGCACAATGATCCAAGCACATCGTAATTGATAATCGTGATGCCACTGCATTGGCTCTCAGCTGCTTGTTTTTTGCCAGTGATCACTCTGATCTCGCCCTTGAAATCCATGGCCTCAAATGCTTGTTTCCAAACATTTTTGACAATGGCTGGGCAGACAATGAGAGCTGGCAAATGCTGCATGGCTGCTGCTGCTGTGGGTAGTGTTTTGCCGACCCTTGGCTCATCGGCCAGAATGGCTCTTTTTTGCCTCAAGAGGAAATCCCTCGAGGTGATTTGGTGTGGAAATAGCATTTTTGATCCAGTTTTACAGTTAAGGAATCCTCAGTATATATTAAATTTTATGAAATTGTGGGAAATTTTGAGAAATTATGTTATAGTGCTTTCACTGACTTAGAAATAAGTCGGTATTTCTTTAACTTTTAACTGGAAAAAACTATGTCTAAATTTATTACTGGTAAGGGTCGGTTTTCTTATTTGAATTGGGCCAGTCCCAAGGTCAATGAAATGTCTGGCAAAGAGGAATTCAGCACTGAATTCATCATCCCCAAATCTGATACTGTCACTATTGCTGGCCTCAAAACCGCAATGAAGAATGCATTGGATAAAAAGTGGAATGGCAAATATCCATCCAATTTGAGAAATCCATTGCGTGATGGAGACACTGAAACCAAGCAAGATGGCTCGCCATTGGGTGATCAGTACAAGGGTAGTTATTTCATTCGTTGTAAGACCAATGAAAAGCCTGGCACTGTGGATTCGCATGGCAATGCCATCATGGCAGCCAATGATTTTGTATCGGGTGACTATGGCCGAGTTTCGGTCACTGCCTATGCGTATTCACAAGCGGGAAATAATGGTGTAGCATTTTGGCTCAATAACATCCAAATGCTAGAAAAAGGTGATGCATTGGGATCAAAAGCCTCAGCTCTTGATGACTTTGGAATTGCCAAACCAGTTATTCAAGACAATGATATCCCATTCCCTTGATGTGAATGATTTCCACACTCTGCTGGCCAACAATGGAGTGTGGATTTTGTTCAGAAATGAACCCACACTTTTGGACATTCAAGAGGCCAGACGATTACTTGCTGGCCTTACTGACCAAATTCTGAAAGATCAAATCAACAATGTATCAGTACCTGATTGAAAAATATGGTGTCCGAATGACACTCAAAGAGGCATCTGAGGTATTAAAAGTTCCAGTCGGTACTTTGTATAACAAACGATCCTCTGATGATTTGCCATTCAAAACATTTAAAGATGGCATCAAAGTGTTTGTGGATACCAGGGATTTGGCTGGGTACTTGGAGAACCAATCATGTATATAAAAGCAGAATTTACCAATGTAATGAATACTTGGATCAAATTCGGGTTTGTCCCACCATCGACTTTGGTGGAATATCAAGCAAAATGGTATCTAGTTAAACATAATCTTTAAATTATGCAAAACCTTGATTGGTACAATATTTTTGCTTGGGCTTTTGGCCTTGGAATGGCTGGGATTATTTTTACAATCTCAGCCATTTTTTGGTTTGTCGTATTCTTAATGATTCAAGAATAAAGTCTTGTCCCAGTTTTATCAATAATCAATGCTTGCCGTCTGGGCTGGCCAGCTGGATCGTTTGGCACTGATACATGAGTCCATCGATCAAATTCTCTAATCACCTGGTCAAATGGCAAACTGCTGGCAATAATCGCTTTGACTACCTCGTCTGGAGTCATGCCAGGCACTCTCAAATCGGCTGCACATCCTACTCGATGCTGGCTTGAGTCTTTTGATCCAACAGCATCATTCACTTGTTTTGACCGAAATGCTGAATTAACCATGATTGGCTTATTGCCCAGCAGCTCCTTGACCATTTCAAGAAATTGAGCCAAACGCTCAAGATTTTTTGTTTCAGATTCATTGGGTACATTGTCAAATTCCCTGTGATCGGTGAATGTCAATTCTTCCAAGCTGAAATGTGGTGTGAGCTGTGTCATTTGATAGGTGTGCTTTGATGGAGTAGTTGATCTTTATTTTGGCTCGATGCTGATGATCCAAAATAAAACCCAATGATGCCAGTCCATGCAGTGCCCAATGAACCGAGCATAATATCAATCTGTGGTGCGTGTTGGATTTGGCCATACATCAAGCCCCAGAGAATGCCAAAAAAGCCAATTGTCACGCCAATGGACAACAATGGTGGAATCCAGCTCTTGGTGTTGATCTGCATATCCCGAGCTGATTTTCTGTCCGCTGTGGCCAATTGTTCAAAATCCAGCCCCAGCTCTTGCGCTTTGGATTTGAGGTTAGTCTCGGCCAGCTGTAATGCTGCAATCTGATCGGCAGTCATTTTGCCACTGTTGATGGTGTCCTGAACCTTATCGGCATCGATGCCAAGTGCCTTGGACACTCCCTCGACCGCCAAGCCAGCCAATGGGCCACCAAGGCAGCTGGCCACTGTCGGTGCAATACTTTCAATCCAGCTCATGGTTTATCCTCCAAATGATATTTACTTTTCTGATAGTCCAAATGAATGCCATACATCAAACCGCAAAACGTCAAAAACAATATCAAAATGCCAGCGCATAACGCTGCCCTGACTTGCCATTTGTCGATGAACTGCCTTCTTTTGAGTGCAGCCATCTCAATGGCTTTTTTTGTTCACGCTCGAGCTTTTCTCGCTCTTTCCTGACAATTTCACGCATTTGCGTGAATTTCTCCCAAAGACCAGGCATTCCGACCTGGTATATGATCATTTCTCGCAATTCTGTTTCCATGCGCTGGATCTGCTCTTGACGCATGATCCGATTCATAGCCTCCTCGTTGATGCTGGTTTTTTTATCGAGTGGCTTGAGTCGTTCTTCTTTTTCTGCTTCTTTGAGTGTCTCTTGATGGGTGAAGAATGCTCCCAAATTCTTGCCAATGTCGTTGACGATATCCCCAACATCTTTGCCATCTTTTTTAAAGTCTTGGTATAAATCGATGCACTCCCGAATGCCAGCATGGGCAGCCTTACACGCTGCAAATACTGTGATTGGATCCATTATTTGTGCGTCAAAATAAACGTGAATATGGTACCAACACAGCTGACAATGACCACGCCAGCACTGGTGATCATAATCTGCTCGATTCGCTTGAGCCTGGCATTGATCTGCTCATACCTCAAGGCACAAACCGCCTCATGCGAATTCAGTCTTGCCTCAGTATCATCCATGCCCAAATCCCTCCAAATATGCTGAATTTTAGAGCAATTCTAGACTTTTGATAACCTCATTGGAATGGATGAATGCGTCTTTTTGGTAAACCTGATCCTCCCACCAGAGAAATTGATCTTTGGCCAAATTGGCTCGATCCTTCAATAAATTGATATTTTCTGGGTGGCCAAAAATCAATGGATCTGAAACCGACCATAAAACAATGCCAGGCTTACCTTCCAGCCAAGCCAAATGCTGGAAAAATGAATCACAAGCAATCCATGTTCTGCATTGTTTGAGCAATTTGCTCAATTCGGCCATGGGCAGATTTGGCCGAAAATCCTCGACCAATGGTTGCTCGCCCTCGATGCCGATCTGGATGATTGGCTCTTTGATCTGGGCAATCAATTCTGGCCAATATGGGTAATTCTTGGGATTGGGTTTCCCATTCATCAGTTTTTTGGAATAAGGGGAAATGATGATCATAAATACAATTTCCTGAATGCTGCCTCAAGTGACTGATTCCATTTCCACTGGGCCATTTTGAGGTAAATATTCCACTGATCAATGTTGCCAAATAGGCTTTGTGCAGCTGCAATCGATTCGCCTGGTATCACTTCAGGGT